CAGCGCAACGCCCGCCAGGCCGCCACCATCACCCGCCTCACCGGCGAGCTCGCCACCCAGCGTCTGGACCAGCTCGCCCTGCAGCAAACGCTCAGCGACCTGCGCCAGGCCCACGCCACCGACCAGATCAAGAAGAAGGAACGCCGCCGTGAAGACCCCACCCATGCGACTTGGGCTGCTCAGCCTCTGCCTGTTGCTGCTCGCCGCCTGCACCAACGCCCAGCCATCACAGGAGCCGCAGGTTACCGTCAGTGGCTGTCCAGTCGTGACGCGCTGCACGCTGAACCCGGCAGCGCCGGCCAGTAACGGCGAACTCAGCGACGACGGCGACTACCTCATGGCCGCCTGGGGCGAATGCGCCGCCAAGGTGGACATCATCGTCGACCACAACCAGCGCAGTCCCCAGCCATGAACAAGCCCGAATCCCTGCGCGCCCACCTGCTCGCTGCCATCCCTGAGCTGAAACGCAACCCCGACCGCCTGCTGGTCTTCATCGACAACGGCAGCCTGCGCAGCACCGCCGCGCCCGGCCTGTCGTTCGAATACAGCTACACGCTCAACCTGATCCTCACGGATTTCGCCGGCCATCCGGATGCCGTCGCCATCCCGCTGTTCGCCTGGGTGCTGGTCAACCAGCGTGAGCTGATGGAGAACCAGGAGCGGGGCAGGGACGCCATCAAGTTCGAGGCCGACATCCTCGACAACAGCAAGGTGGACCTGTCCATCACCCTGCCGCTTACCGAGCGCGTTATCGTCAAACGCATGGATGACGGCACCCATCAGGTCAGCCACCCAGCCGAACCGGTGGTCGATGATGAACTCTTCCTGGTACCGGCCATGCGCGTCGAAACCCCGGCCGGCGAGCTGCTAGCGGAGTGGGTCGGCAATGGCTGATGACCTGAGCGCGCTGGAGGACTGGGCCGGCGCCTTGCTCAACAGGCTGCACCCGGCCGAACGGCGCAAGGTCACCCAGTCCATCGCCCGCGAGCTGCGCCGCAGCCAGCAGCAGCGCATTGGCGCCCAGCGCAACCCGGACGGCACGCCCTACGCCCCACGCAAACCCCGCACACAATTGCGGGCGAAACAGGGCAGGGTCAAGCGCAAGATGTTCACCAAACTGCGCCAGGCCAAGCACCTGAAATTGCAAAGTGACGCCAGCAGCATCGCCATCGGCTTCCTCGGTCGCACGTCGCGCCTCGCACGCATTCACCAGTACGGCCTACGCGACAAACCCGGCCGCAACTCGCCGGATGTCCAGTACCAGCGCCGCGAGCTGCTGGGCTTCAGCGATGGCGAACTGGAGATGATCCGCGACAGCCTGCTCGAGCATCTCGCCAGCTGATTCTGCGACTCAGCTACAATGGTTCACCTGTCAAAGCGAGGCGGAATGAATGGCAACTGTCGAAACCAGCAAGTTGATAGGACCGGCTCTCGATTGGGCGGTGGCTAGGGCGGTTGACCTGCCTGCTTTTCCGGTAGACCACTCTGCCCGAGGGCCTGTCGTGCTGATAGCCGGAATTAACGGTGACGGAGTCTATTCCCCATCCACCGACTGGGCGCAGGGCGGGCCGCTGATCGACGCTTATCGAATAGCATTCGAGGACGGCATCGTAGATTTCTATGCCTGCCTTCCTGGTGGCGAGGGGTACGGCAAAACGCATCTGATAGCCGCCTGCCGCGCGATAGTCGTAGCTAAACTGGGCGAGGCTGTAGACATCCCTACTGAGCTGGTTGTCGCAAGCTAGAACAATAACAGAGCAACAGAACCCGGCCCTCGCGCCGGGTTTTCTCGTCTTTCGGGGGCGTATCCCTAATCCGTGTCTGTAACGCCTCTCGCTACACGGCGCACCCGATGCGCCCCGCGCGCGCGAACGCCAGCATGGGGCCATGAATATCACCGACCTCCTGCGCCGCCTCGAAAACCTGATCCGCCTCGGCACCATCGCCGCGGTGGACCATCAGGCCGCGCGCTGCACGGTCAGCACCGGAGGGCTCAGCGTGCCGAACCTGCCCTGGCTCGCCCTGCGCGCCGGCAGCAGCAGCGACTGGGACCCGCCCACGGTCGGCGAGCAGTGCATTCTCTTTAGCCCCAGCGGCGAACCGGCCCTGGGCGTCGCCCTGGTCGGGCTCTACTCACAGCAACGTCCGGCACCGTCGAACAGCGCCACCGTGCGCCGCCGGAAATACCCGGACGGGGCTGTGATCGATTACGACCACGCCAGCCACACCCTCAGCGCCACGCTGCCCGATGGCGGCAGGGCCAAGCTCACCGCGCAGGGTGGCGTCACCATTCTCGGCGACGTGGCCATCACCGGCGGCGTGACCGTCAGCGAAGACGTGATTGCGGCCGGTATCAGCCTGGTTAATCACCTGCATGGCGGCGTTCAGGGTGGGCCGAGCAAAACCGGAGCGCCCGTATGAATCGAACAACCGGCGCAGCTATCGGCCCCGTTGCTCATATCGGCCAGTCCATCGCCGACATCCTCACCACGCCCATCGGCAGCCGTGTGATGCGCCGCGACTACGGCAGCCTGCTGCCGGACCTGATCGACGCCCCATTCAATGACGCCACCCGCCTGCAGGCCTACGCCGCTGTCGCCATGGCACTGCTGCGCTGGGAGCCGCGCATCCGCCTGAGCCGCGTGCAGCTCGGTCTCGGCGAGCAGGCGGGTCAGGTGCTGCTGGATATTGAAGGCAGCCGCGTCGACACCCGCGAGGCGCTCAGCCTGCGCGTGCCTCTCAGTCTCGGAGCCGCATCATGAGTGGTGGTTTCAGCCCCATCGACCTCTCGCAGCTGCCTGCACCGCAGCTGGTAGAACCGCTCGACTTCGAAACGCTGCTGGCCGAGCGCAAGGCCGCACTCCTCGCGCTGTATCCAGCCGAAGAGCAGGCCGCCATTGCCGCGCGCCTTGAGCTTGAGTCCGACCCCATGACCAAGCTGCTGCAGGAAAACGCCTACCGCGAGCTCGGCCTGCGTCAACGAGTCAACGACGCCGCTCGGGGCGTCATGCTCGCCTATGCGGTCGGCACCGATCTGGACCACATCGGCGCCAACTACAAGGTTCAGCGCCTGGTGCTCGACTACGGCAACCCCACCGCCGTACCACCCGTGCCGCCCACCTACGAGAGCGACGAAGACCTGCGCCGGCGCATCCAGCTTTCGCCCGAGGGCTACACCACCGCCGGCAGCGAGGGCAGCTACGTATTCCACGGCCTCAGCGCCGCCGCAGCGGTGCGTGACATCACCGCCGCCAGCCCGACGCCTGGCGTGGTGGTGGTCTACGTACTTTCGCGCGAAGGGGATGGCAGCGCCGCTGATGCACTGCTCGTTGAGGTTGCCACTGCACTTAACAGCGAATCCGTCCGCCCAATGACCGATCAGGTACAGGTGCAGTCAGCCGCCATCGTCAGCTATAGCGTCGAAGCTGAGCTGGTCATGTACCCGGGGCCGGATGCCGAGGTGGTCCGAGAGGCCGCGCTGGCGGCTGTCACGGCCTACACCGAGGCGCAACGGCGCATCGGCTACGACGTCACCCTGTCCGGGCTCTACGCCGCGCTCCATCAGCCCGGTGTGCAACGGGTCAACCTCTGGGCGCCCACCGGCAACCTGGCGATCGGCGAGGGCGAGGCCAGCTATTGCACCGGCATCACCCTCACAGTGGCAGGGCAGGCCGATGTCTGACCTGCTGCCACCCAACAGCACCGCCACCGAGCGGGCGCTGGCCGAGGCCATGGCATCGCTAGGCGAACTGCCGGTACCCGTGCGCGACGTCTGGAGCGCCGAAACAATCCCGGCCCGTTACCTACCGTGGCTCGCCTGGGCCTACAGCGTGGACGAGTGGGACACCGCCTGGCAGGAGGACCAGAAACGCGCAACCGTCAAACAGGCGCTCGCCGTCCAGCGGCAGAAGGGAACCATCGGTGCGGTGCGCGACGCGCTTGGCGCTCTCGGCATCTACGTGCAAGTGCGCGAGTGGTTCCAACTCAGCCCGCCAGGGGAGCCATTCACCTTCGATCTCTACGTCGAGGCCAGCCAGACGCCGGTCACCCTCAACGGGGTGCGCGCGGTGGAGGGCTTGGTAAACGCGACGAAGAACCTGCGCTCGCACTTGGCTGAAATCAAGTTGCGCGCGGTCACCGAATCCCGCGTGTACGTCGGCGCCGCTACAAACATCGGCAACGAAATCACCCTCACAAACTTCATGACCGACGCTGACCGGGCATTCATCGCCGCGTCCGGGCAGTTGGACAGCATCGTGAACGTCTACCTGGCAGAATCACTAGGAGCCAACCCGCTATGAGCAGCCTAACCCTTCAAGAGTCGATCAACCGCCTGCAGTCGAACGAAGAACGGCTGGACCAGTTCGTGAACGACGGGAACGGCAGCGGGTCGTTCACCACGGCTGGCGGCGTCGTGGTGCCGTCGCTGCCGGCGGTCGCGGCCAGGGCAGCCGAGCTGCGTAATGATCTGGCGGAGGATGATGGGGCGGGCCAGGTTGGCTTCAAGCAGTGCGGCACTGGCGCGGCTGCGCGAACGGTGGAGTCGAAGCTGCGGGAGACGGTTAGCGTTCGTGACTTTGGTGCTGTCGGGGATGGGGTCACGGACGACACTGCGGCGATCCAGGCGGCGCTGAACGCTGGTTCGCTAGGTAAAAGTCACTCGGTACTCATCCCGGCAGGGTGCGTATTCGGCATCACCAATGGGTTGGTCATAAAAGCCAACACGACAATCTATTTTGAGGGCTGGATCAAGTGCCTGTCATACGGGATGCACGACACGGCGCTAATACCCGAAAACGGCGGCAACAATATCCGCATCGTCAATCCTCAAATCGACCTGAACAATCAGGCGGGAATGAGCGGATTTATAATCAGGACTGGCGCTCATAACGTGTCCGTTGACGGGGGCGTGATCAAGAATGCCACTCACGACAAGGGCGGAGTTCAAGGCGGGCGCGGCTTCATTGTTGAAAGTGTGGCTACCGTTCTTCCGGGGCGTAATGTTACCGTTCGCGGGGTAAAGATTGACAACTGCTACATGGGTTTCGCCTATCAAGCGGGTGAAGATATGCGCCGGCAGAGCGTCATAATCTCAGACATCGCGGTCTATAATTGCGACGTTGTGTACTGGATTGTCGGAAATACCGCTGGCTATCCCCATGATCCCGACGAGATGAGTGCAATTATCTCGGGAGTATCTGCATACAACTGCGGAAAGCAAGGCCAGTACACGAACGGTGGAGGGGCATTTGTCGCTGATCGCGCGTGCAATATAGTCATGCGCGACATCATGCTCGTTAACGACAGCTCTTATGGCTCTATCCCGAGCGTCTGGCACGGCAACGGCGCGCGACTACAGCTCGATATTACATATCTCGGCGACTGCGAAAACTTTTGGAATTTTCAGCCTTACAAAGAGGCCGACGCGCCCCCTGCTACTGAAAACACCATCGAAGATAGCGTGCTCAGAGGTGTGCAGCACGGCGCCTGCACCGACATTGCAACGGTCGGCAACTCCGCGGACGCTTACGCGGAGAAGGTACATTTAACAGGGTGGCACGCTTACGTCTCATCCGGCTCAGTCGTCACTGCTAATTTGCGCCAGGATGATGTCTGGTTTGATGTCTATGAGAAAGCCAACAATGCGCGCGTTATTGGCTCAGGCGATAAGATCGCGGCTTTCACTTTCGCTCAGACTGCCGGTAAAGTTGCGCGGTACGGGTCGACAGTGTTTGGCACAGATCCTCGCGATAGTTACGCGCCAACCGCGCTATTCTCTGACTCGGAAAGCGGCTACAACGGCGGCATCGAGATACGATCATTTGCCCCTTCGATAAAATTTCGCGATATTTCCGGCTCTGGGGTGTCCGGGGCTATGCGGGTAGACGCCGGCGTGATCCGCTTTGCGCTCGACGAAACGCCTGCGACGCCGGCCTGGTCCGAGCAGTTGCTGCTAGATAAGTTTTCACTGCGCCCGGCTGCCGACAACGCACGAGCATGCGGCAATGCCTCGCTGCGGTGGTCGGTCGTCTATGCAGGCACCGGCACAATCAACACTTCGGACGAGCGCGAAAAGCAGCAGATTCGCGATCTTTCGGCCGCTGAGCGCGCAGTGGCGGTTCGGCTCAAGTCGCTAATCCGCGCGTTCAAGTTCAACGACGCTGTGGCTGCAAAAGGCGAAAGCGCCCGCACGCACTTGGGTGTCATCGCGCAAGACGTGAAGGCCGCATTCGAGGCCGAAGGCTTGGTAGCAGAGGACTACGCGATCCTCTGTTATGACGAGTGGGGCGAGCAGCCCGAAACCGTAGACGAGGACGGCAACGTTACGCAGGAATACCGGCCTGCCGGCAACCGCTACGGCGTGCGCTACGAAGAGCTGCTGGCGTTCATCATCGCCGCGCTCTGACATCCTTCCAATCCCGTCACATTAGCACGCAACCAAAAGCGGGCAGTCCAACAACTAGCCAAGGGGCGGCAGAATGCCTTTTCAAACCATTCACACTGACTATGGCCTGCAACGTCTCGCGCAAGCGGAATCCAGCGGCCTGGCGATCAACCTGACGCACATCGCCATCGGTGACGGCAACGGCAACGCCACGCCGCCGGCTTCATCACAGACGCAGCTGGTACGTGAACGCTATCGCGCGCCCGTGAACCGCGTCTATCAGTCACCAACTGACCCGCTGCGGTTCGCGGCGGAAATCGTCATTCCTGCGAGCGTTGGCGGATTCACGATGCGCGAGGTCGGCGTGTTCGATGACCAGGGCGGTCTGTTCGTGGTCGGTGACCTGCCGGCAACCTACAAGCCAACCGAAACTGACGGCGCGTTTTCCGACACTGTTTTGCGCATCGAATTCGCGGTCAGCAGCGCCAACGTGGTGACGCTGCAGGTGGACCCGAACCTGACCATCGCGACGCGCACCTGGGTGACAAACACCATCAGCGTTTGCGCGCTGCTGCCGGGCGGCACGACTGGGCAGGTGCTGCGCAAAAAGACGAACGGCTGCGGTGACGTAGAGTGGACCGACCCAACGGTGGCGAACGTTGTCGTGGACGTGATCGAAGAACGGCAGGAGCTGGTGGCGGATCAGTTGGCTGTCACCTGGAACGTCGTCACTACGCGCGGACTGGCTGTCTACATCGAAGGCGTGCGGCTGACCAAAGGCGCCGCCGCCGATCAGTGGCAGGAAGACCCGGCCGACCCGGATACGGGCATCCTGCTGGGTAAGGCGTACCCAGCCGGGACGGAAATTGTCGGCGTGCAGAACGACCCGGCGGGGTCCGTGTCGTTCCCGCTGATCCGCGACCAGAACCTGTCAGACGTGCCGGACAAATCGCTGGGCCGGCAGAACCTGGGCGTTTTCAGCCGAGAGGAAACCCGGCAAATGGCACCCGCCGGGCTAATTGCGCACTTCGCACGCATCGTTGCGCCGGCTGGCTGGCTAAAGGCCAACGGCGCCGCCATCAGCCGCACCGCATACGCTGACCTGTTCGCGGCCATCGGCACGACGTTCGGGGATGGCGACGGATTTACCACGTTCAACGTGCCGGACCTGCGCGGCGAGTTTATTCGCGGCGTGGACGACGGGCGCGGCGTGGACCAGGGGCGAGGGCTGGGCAGTGCGCAGACGGACCAGAACAGGTCCCACACGCACACGGGCAGCACTGGCACCGACGGCTCGCACAGTCACTCGTTCAGCTACGCCGCCACTCAATACAGCGGCTCCCCTGGCGCGGCAACAGGTAACGGCTTCACGAACTCGTCCCTGTCGTCGTCCACCAGCTCGGCAGGCTCGCACAGCCACAGTGTCAGCATTGGCAGCAGCGGCGGCGCCGAGGCGCGCCCGCGCAACGTGGCGCTGCTGGCCTGTATCAAATACTGAGGGTAAACATGACTACCGTTACCGCCTACCAGTTCGACGCCGCCGGCTTCTACCGGGGCAATACCGCTGCCGACGAAAGCCCCCTTGAGCCGGGCGTGTTTCTCCTGCCCGCGCGTTGCACCTTGCTCCCGCCCCCGGCAGACGTGCCGGACGAGCGCTGGCCACGCTGGAATGGCGCCGCCTGGGTGCTGGTTAACAAGCCAGCCGTGCTGGCCACACCAGATCCGGTGGCCAAACTGCGGGAATTTCTGAGCGCTAACCCCGACGTAGCTGCATTGCTCGCTGACTGAAACGCTGCCCTATAAACAGCCCGGCCTCGGCGGGGTTTTTTATGTGCTGTATGGGGCTGCGCTACACGGCCCGCAACTCGCCCCCCTTGCGCGCGCGCGTCACCCTTGAGGCTCACTGATCCGGCACTCGCCCAGGAGCCTCAACCCCATGGCCACCGACAACCATCACGGCGTCCGCGTCCTCGAAATCAACGAGGGCACCCGCCCCATTCGCACCGTTTCCACCGCCGTGGTGGGCATGGTCTGCACCGCGTCGGATGCCGATGCGGTCAAGTTCCCCCTCAACAAGCCCGTGCTGCTCACTGACGTGCTGACCGCATCCGGTTCGGCTGGCGAGCTGGGCACCTTGGCGCGCAGCCTGGACGCCATCGCTGACCAAGCCTCGCCGGTCACCGTCGTGGTGCGTGTGGCTGATGGCGAAGGCGTCGACGATGCCGCGAAGGAAGCTGACCAGGTCAGCAAGATCATCGGCGGCGTGAGCGCCGCTGGCGAGTACCAGGGCATGAAGGCGCTGCTGGCCGCTGAAGCCCAGCTCGGCGTCAAACCGCGCATCCTCGGCGTGCCTGGGCTCGATTCGCTGCCGGTCACCACCGAGCTGGTAGCGATCGCCGAGAAGCTGCGCGGCTTCGCCTATGCCAACGCCTACGGCTGCGAGACCGTCAGCGATGCCATCGCCTACCGCGCCGGCTTCGGTGCGCGTGAGCTGATGCTGATATGGCCGGACGTCGTCTCCTGGGACACGGTGGCGAACGCCAACGCGCCGGCCAGCGCCATCGCTCGCGCCCTGGGCCTGCGCGCCAAGCTGGACGAGCAGGTCGGCTGGCACAAGACCCTCTCCAACGTGCCGGTCAACGGCGTGTCGGGCCTTTCCAAGGACATCTACTTCGACCTGCAGAACCCCGCCACCGACGCCGGCCTGCTCAACGCCGACGAGGTCACCACGCTGATCCGCCGCGACGGTTTCCGCTTCTGGGGCTCGCGCACCTGCAGCGCGGACCCACTGTTCGCCTTCGAGAACTACACCCGCACCGCGCAGGTGCTGGCAGACACCATGGCCGAGGGGCACTTCTGGGCGGTGGACAAGCCCATGCACGCCTCCCTGGTGCGCGACATCGTCGAGGGCATCAACGCCAAGTTCCGCGAGCTCAAGCGCGGCGGCTACATCATCGACGGGCAGTGCTGGTTCGATGAAGCGGCAAACGACAAGGACACCCTTAAGGCCGGCAAGCTGTTCCTGGACTACGA